GAGAAAGGCAAGTAATGCTTGGAAATTTGACCGGCGGTAATAAAGAGGAACGCGCAATTAGTTTCCAGTCAATCTGGGGTGCAGGTGATTCATTCGCATTCACCACAGAAGCAGGAACAAACATAGACCAATTCCAAGCGATGAAGATAAATGCCTTCTATGCTTGCGTGCTTTTAATTTCAGACACAATCTCAACGCTTCCAGTTGATTCTTTTATTCGCCGTGACGGTGATCGCGTACCTTATCGCCCACAGCCTAGCTGGGTACAGCGACCAGACGTAGACCTATTGCGCTCCGAGCATTACCAGCAAGTTCTTATTTCCTTATTGCTAGACGGCAACGCTTTCGTTCGCGTATTCCGTGATGGTCGTGGCGATGTTGTAAACCTAGTGGTCATTGACCCTTACCGCGTAAGAGTTACACGCAACAAACTAAATCGTGAAATTGAATACATCATTGACGAGTACCAAGAAGAACCAGTAAGCAAGCGCGACATGATTCAGATTACTGAGATGCGCAAGGCTGGCGAGTTGCGCGGTATGTCAAGAGTTACAGAACTCAAAGACAATCTAGGTCTATCTAGTGCTTTGCAATCTTTCGCTTCACGTTTCTTTGGTCAGGGCGCAACAACCCAAGGAATCATTGAAACCCCAATGGGACTGAACAGCGATCAGGCTAAACAACTGATTGACGGTTTCGATCAACGCCATAAGGGTTACAAGAAAGCGCATAAAACTGGACTACTTACAGGTGGCGCAAAGTTTGTAAAGACTGGCATTAACCCAGACGAAGCCCAGATGCTAGACAGTCGCAAGTTAGCGATTGAAGAAGTAGCTCGTATCTTTAGAGTTCCACCACACATGATCGGTATTACTACTCCCGGTGCAATGTCTTACGCATCCGTAGAACAAAACAACATTAACTTTGTAACTCATACCTTGCGCCCTTATGTGGCTAAGATTGAAGATGCTTACAGCGCATTGTTACCAGACAGCGCGTTTATTCGTTTCAATGTAGACGGTTTGCTTCGCGGTGATTTCGCTACAAGAATGAACGGCTACTCAATCGGCTCACAGGCAGGGTTCTTATCAGTCAATGACATTAGAAGATTTGAAGACCTCAGACCGGTTACAGGCGGTGACGTTTACCGTGTTCCTTTGGCTAACGTGGATTTGGGTGCTGCTTCACTCGTTGAAACCGACAAGCGCGTCACGATGGCTCAGAAACTTATTCTTAGTGGGTTCGATCCTGCTGGCGTTCTATCTGCTCTAGGTTTGCCAACCATTAGCCATACTGGTTTGCCGTCTACACAACTACAAGCCATTGCACAGATTGACCCTGAAAATCCAGAGTCTGTCTACGAGGTTTAGCCAATGGCAATTACATCTGGACAACAAACGATAAGCGCAACACGACAATTAGTAGATGGAGTTTCAGTCAATCCGTCACGCTTGCACATTCACAATATGGATAACACTAAAGTTATATATTTAGGAAATGGTAGCGTCACTATTGCAAATGGTTTAGGCTTACAAAAACTAGACAGCATTGAACTAATTCTCAACCCCGGCGAATCACTTTACGCAGTATCTGATGGCGGAAGTCATTTAATCTCTTGGTTAAGGCAGACACTCTACTAATGCCATACTTCATCACAGATAAATCACCTGACTGTTCAGGTTGGGCAACCGTCAAAGAAGATGGCGAAGTTATTGGTTGCCACACAACTAAGCAGGATGCCATAGACCAGATGGTTGCAGTTTCAATAGCTGAGGACATGGAACCCGGCGGTGAACGCGCACTTAATGACGAACTAGAAGTTGGCGATTACGTTTTTTGGGATAACGCTGGCAACACAATGTATGGCGAGATAATGTCTGTTTCTACATTTGGCGCAGTTAAGAATCCTCTAGGTGGTGACATAACAGCAACACAAGATAGACCACTGGCTACTATTCAGGTCTATACAAATGACAATGGAACGCTAACTGAAACCAATGAGTTTGTAGTTAAAGCCTTTGCACCATTGACCAAGATGGATTATCAAGGTCAAGATGAAAGCCTTGACGATGACATGGTTGAAATTGAACTAGAGCGTGCCTTGCCTGACAATTACAGACCAGCATTAGCGCAAGATGTTCCAGAGGGTCGCGCTTGCGGTAACTGTTTCTTTTATGATGAATCACGACAAAACGCAGATGGCACTAAAGCATGGTGCGAGAAGTGGGATGAATTTGTTGATGGCGGTTATTACTGCAATGCGTGGCAAGCAGACGATGACATGGATGAAATAGATGATGATGAGGATGACTTACGCGCTATAAATCAAGAACCACCTGCCTACATGAGAGCATCGGCTAGACGTGGTTTGCAATACTACGAAGATGGTCAGGGTGGCGATGGCTTAGTTGAGCGCACCATTCGTGAAGCCAGACTTATGGCTGACGGTCAAGTTTCAGATGACAAGTGGATTCGTATTGCAGCTTGGATTGCTCGCCATATGGATGATCTAGATGCACCTGATGCTGACCCTGATTCAGATGGCTACCCAAGTGCAGGAGTTGTTGCTCATTTACTTTGGGGAAGTGGCCCGTCTAAAGCAAGAGCAAGAGCAGCAATGGCATATGCCGAGGGAGTTGCAGAACGTATCCGCGCTGAGGAACGTACAGCTGATGACTTGCAAAACGAGAAATGGCGCACAATCGCGTTAAACTTAAACAAGGATGAAAGGCAACAAATGACAACCACAGTAGAACGACGGGTAAACACCGTTGAGTTTGATGTTCGCAATGGCGAAGCATCAAGCGATGGCATGAGTTTCACAGGCTATGCAGCCGTATTTAATAGCCCGTCAGAACCACTACCGTTCACAGAGGTTATCCGTGAGGGTGCATTTAAGCGTTCATTGAAGTCGCGCAATGAAATTAAGTTGTTTATGAACCACAACACAGACGTTGTTCTAGGTTCTACACGCGCTGGAACTTTGAAACTAACTGAGGATTCACGCGGTCTACTAGCTCAGGCTGAACTACCAGACACTAGCGCAGGGCGCGACCTATCGGTTCTTATGAAGCGTGGCGATGTATCGTCAATGTCATTTGGCTTTAGCGTTCCACCAAAGGGCGATTCTTGGTCAGGCGATGGCGCAACTCGTGAACTACATCAGGTTCGTTTACATGAAGTTTCAATCGTTACTGGCTTCCCAGCCTATGAAGCAACAACTGCAAGCGTTCGTTCGTTAGACATTTTGGCACAGCGCACAGCCGTTGATGTGGATGTTCTTAGCGATGCGATTCTTAAATTGGAATCAGGCGAAACTTTAGATGCGCAACACGCTGATCTAATTAGCGAAGTAGTGCAGAAGTTACGCGCTGACAAGCCAAGCGAAGCAGACATGCTAGAGATCAAGCGCAAGCAACTTGACCTAATGCTTAAAGCGTTCTAATCTAAATTCAAAGAACAGGCTTAGATGTGGGGAAGCATCTGGGTCTGTTTTTATTTGTGCCATAATTAGATAAGCATTCTGTGGAGCCATAGATGCGCGACTGTCGTGGAGCCACGCAGAACATGTAAGACCAATCCAATCAAACACTTAGGAGTTACTATGTCTGACTACATTCGTCAGCAAGCAGAAGCTCGTGCAAAGGCTTGGGAAGAAGCAAAGGCTCTTCTTGACTCAGCAGCAGCTGAAAAGCGCGATCTATCCGCAGAAGAAAACCAAACTTATGACCGCATCATGGCTGACCTTGATTCACGTTCACAGGTAATCGAAACCATGAACGCTCAGGCAGAACGCGAAAACCGCGCTGCTGAAGCCATGAAAGGTTTTGAATCACAAGTTAAGCCAGCCGTTGCTGTTCCAGCAATTGACGAAGCTGAACTAATCCGTTCCCTAGCTCGTGGTGAGATTCGTTCCCACTCGTTCGAGAAGCGCGATCTAACAAAGGCTTCAACAACTGGCGCACCAGTACCGACCTCTTTCTACGATCAGGTAATCATGCTTGCTCGTCACGTTGGCCCAATGCTTGAAACTTCAACAATTCTTAACACCGCTGGTGGCGAGAACTTGCAGATTCCTAGCTTGAGCGCATACAGCACTGGCACAGTTTCTTCTGAAGCTGCTGCTATTGGCGAAAGCGATCCAACATTCAACGCATTCAAGACTCTTGGTGCATACAAGTACTCATTCCTAACTCAGATCAGCCGTGAAATGGTTGAAGATGCAGGCGTGGACATTCTTGGATTCCTTGCAACTCAGACCGGTAACGCACTTGGCTATGCAGTCAATGGCGCACTAACAACTGGAACTGGTACAACTCAGCCAACAGGTATCGTTACTGCTGCTGGTTCAGGTATCACTGGTTCTACCGCAGTATCTGGCGCATTCACCGCTGACAACCTAATTGACTTGGTTTACAGTGTTGATACCGCAGGTCGCACCCTACCGGGAACGGGCTGGCAGTTAAATGCAAAGGCAATTTCTGCTGTGCGTAAACTAAAGGACAACGCTGGACAGTACTTGTTCAGCCCATCCCTATCTGCTGATGCTCGTGATTTATTGCTTGGTTACCCAATTTACGAAAATCCAGCAATGGCAGACCCAGCAACAAGCGCGAAGTCAGTAATCTTTGGTCACTTGCCAAGTTACTTTGCTCGCACCGTTGGTGGATTGCGCCTAGATCGTTCCGACGATTACGCATTCCAGAACGACCTGATTACATTCCGCGCCACAATGCGCGTGGATGGAAACCTCATCCAGACTTCACATGTGAAGTACTTCGCTGGTGGAGCTTCCTAGTCAGGAAACCCCAAAACGTGGAACCCCACCGAGAGCGCAGGCTTGGTGGGGTTCTGCTTTTATTTGACCACGTTTTAATGTAAGGTTCAAGCACCTGCAAATAAAGGAATACCCTGTGTCAAAACCATTAGCAATTGGCTGGAACAGCAACGCACCTTGGGCAAATACTGGTTATGGAACTCAAACAGCACAAGTAACACAGCGACTTAAAGCACTTGGTCACGATGTTGCGATCTTTAACAACTACGGTCTAGAGGGAAGCAACACAGACTGGAACGGTATGCCCGTTTATCAACGTGGCGCAGACCTGTACTCAAATGACGTAGTACCTGCACACATGCACGATTGGACTCAACGCCACCCTAAGCAAGGTCACATTCTTTTTACGCTTTATGACGTGTGGGTATTCAAGGGTGATCGCTGGCTAGATTGGAACGTGGCTAGCTGGGTTCCAGTTGATCACTTACCAGTACCGCCAGAAGTTACTAAGTGGCTTGCTCGTGATTCAGTAACGCCTATCGCTATGAGCCAGTACGGTCAGTCAATGATTGAGAACGTAGGCATTGAGTCCCTTTATGCGCCACACGGTATTGAGCCAGTCTTTAAGCCAATGAAACGACACAAGGGAACTACTGGCAGAGAATACATAGGCGTAGGCGAGGACAAGTTTGTTGTTGGCATGAACGCAGCCAATAAAGGCGTAAGCCCTAATCGCAAAGCATTTGGTGAGAACATTCTTGCGTTCTCTATGTTTGCCCAGAAACACGATGACGTAGTTCTGTATTTACACACAGACCAAATGGGCGCACTAGGCGGAATCAGATTGTTGCAATTACTTCAATCTTGTGGAGTGCCAGAAGAAAAGTTTAAGTTTGTTGATCCTTACACCTACCGCACCGGCATTGACCAGCAGACTCTAGCCACGATCTATACGGCGATGGATGTTCTGCTTGCAACCTCATACGGCGAGGGCTTTGGCATTCCAACTGTTGAAGCGCAAGCCTGTGGCACACCCGTAATCATTAGCGACTTTGCAGCTTCAACCGAGCTACTAGGTGACGGCTGGCTAATTGACGGCCAACCGCTTTGGGATGCACCGCAGTCCTCTTGGTTCCACATGCCTAGCGTTCCTGCAATCGTGGATGCCTTAGAGCAGGCTTATCAGCGTGGTCGTGGCAGGTCAGAAAAGGCTCAGGAGTTTGCTAAGGCGTATAACGCGGATACCGTCTTTGAGGAGCATTGGAAACCCGTACTTACGGTTTTAGAAACAAAAGCCTACGAGCGACTCTAAGCATGAAAATAGGCTGGTATACACATCACATAGAGAACGCGCCTAACGTGGCTCTCGGTGGCTCTGTGAGTCCCACAGGACTATTCACGGGGCAGTTCGCAGGTGGCGCAGAAATGTCAGACTACGAATACCGTATGCAAGCACCTCTGGGCTTTGAGATCGAGATTGTCACCCCATACACATTCGATACACATGACATACACCAATTTGATTCAGTCATTGTCACGGGAACAGATGCGTTCACAGATCAGCAGCTGAACAGGTTGAGCGAGTATGACCCATTCGTATTTGTGCATCACTTACAAACCCCACGCGCAGGGCTTAACGCTCTGATTCGTGGCTCTCGTTTATTTGTAACCCATACCCCGGCACACATGCGCAAAGAGTTATCTTGGTCAAAGCCACGCAAGACAGCGCAGGTTCTAAGCTACTTTGACACCAGCAAGTGCTATGACCACATGGACAAGCAACCATTTGCGTTATGGGCTGCTAGGAATCATCCGTTAAAAGGTCAGCTACGCGCTCACGCTTGGGCAGCACAGGCAGGTTATGAGTTCAAAGCTCTTACAGATGTACCCCGTGAACAAGTCCTAGATGCTATGGCAAGATGCGAATGGTTTGTGCATTTACCTTTAGCCTTTGAGTCAGAGTGCAGAGCAGTTATGGAAGCGGTGCTTTCAGGTTGCAGGATTCACACTAACGAGAACGTAGGAATTACTAGCGTTGATGATTGGCACGATGCTGATGCACTGCGCCACATGGTAGATAAAGCAGGGGATACCTTTTGGAAACTCGTACAACAATAGGCGTAGTTAGTATCTGTCACGGTTATCCACAGGACATTCCAGATTGGATCCAATCCGTTAGGTCACTTAACCGCAAACCAGACAAGATAGTTCTAGTTTTGTACGCTGACATAGATCAGTCTGCATTGGACTTAGACGGCATCACCGTTGTCCCTTGGTTCGATGACTTTGCTTTTAGCGACATGATGAATCTGGCTTTTGAATACTGCGATACAGATTGGGTTTCTTGGATTGGCATAGATGACCGATACCGACCACATGCCTTAGACAAGATAGATACCTGTGAAGCGGATGTTCTAGCCCTTGGATTTCAGTACGACACCGGGCAAATCTGGACACCTGCAAATGTAACGGCTGAACAGATACTTAGCCTGCATGCAAACATGATTCCTTGTGGCTCACCAGTTAGGCGATGGGTTTGGGAACGCAACACTTTCGATCAAAGAATTGCGCCCTATGATGACTGGTGCTTTTGGATTGGAACGGCAGTAGCTGGGGCAACCTATGACTGCACCCTTAACATAGATGTTGATTATGCTTATGCAGGTCACTGGGTTCCAAGCGACTCAGAAGCACGAGCTACTGTCACTCAATACTTAGTAGATCAGTTAGGCATCTAGGCAAGTAGAATAGACCTAGACTTAGGAGTTTCCATTGGCAATTACAAACGGCTACGCCACACTTGCACAGGTTAAATCGGCTTTGCGCATCTCAGATAACGTAGATGACAGCCTGCTAGAGATGGCTGTTGAGTCGGCTTCACGCGCTATTGACGGTCATGCTGGGCGTTACTTTTATTCATCTGGTACTGCCACACGTTACTACGCAGCTGATGATTCTTACGTTACCCAAATTGACGATGTATCAGGTACAGCCCTAACCCTACAAACTTCGTCTGCTGGCGATGGTGTCTTTGATACAACATGGGCAGTTGGTGACTATCAACTAGAACCGCTTAACGGCAACGTAGATGGTCTTGCAGTTCCATACACACGGATTCGCGCTGTTGAAAATTACTTATTCCCAGTTGAATCTGATCAGGCTCTTATTAAACTAACCGCAGTCTTTGGCTGGGCATCTGTGCCAATCTCAATCACTCAGGCTTGCATCATTCAGAGCAGCCGTATCTTTAAGCGTTTAGATTCGCCACTTGGTATTGCTGGCTTTGGTGACATGGGCGCGATGCGAGTTAGCCGTTACCTTGATCCTGACGTTGAGCAATTGGTTGCGCCTTATCGCCGGGTTAGGAACTTTGCTTAATGGCTTCCATTTCAGAGCTACGCGCTGGGATCAAAACCAACCTAGCCACTATAAGTGGGTTACGGGTTTCGGACTTTCAGCCTGACAACATCAACCCACCAGTTGCCATTGTCTTTCCTATCAGCGTTAATTACGATGATACGTTTCAGCGTGGAATGCAAACCTACACGTTCTCAGTTCAGGTAATCGTAGGAAGAGTTTCAGAACGCACAGGACAGAACTCCATAGATGCTTACGTTTCAAGCACAGGGGCTAACAGCATTAAACTAGCGATAGAATCAAACAAGACACTTGGTGGCAAGGCGTTCGATCTCAGAGTTACGGATATGCGTAACTATGGGGAACTACTTGTCGGTGAGGTAAACTATTTATCGGCAGAGTTCGTAGTTCTCTGCTACGCAGACTAGGAGCAAAACAGCATGGCGAAATTCGCAGCTACCGATTACAAAGTGACCATTAACGGCACTAACTTTTCTACAAACTTAAACAGCGTTGAACTCGCTTTAGAATCCGATGACCTAGAAACAACTGCCTTTGGTGGAACTTTCCGTGAGCGCATTGGTGGTCTAAAGACTGGTTCATTGACGCTTCAGTTCATGCAGGACTTTGCAGCATCTTCAGTAGATGCAACTCTGTTTCCGCTTTACAACACAATTGCAACAGTTGTAATCGTTCCAACTTCAAGCACAGTTTCAGCAACTAACCCTTCGTACACTGCAACTTGCCTAGTGAACTCTTACAGTCCACTTGCTTCTTCTGTTGGTGACATTGCGACATTCTCAGTAACTTGGCCTACATCAGGCACAGTAGTACGGGCAACCAGCTAACTATGAAAATCAACCTGCGCGTTACTTTTAATGATGAAACAGTAGAAGACGTATCTGCTACTGCGCGTGACCTTGTTGCATTTGAGGACAAGTTCACTAAGTCTGTTGCTTCACTTGAATCAGACTTTCGCATTACTGATCTATTGTGGCTTGCATGGCACTGGCTAGAGCGTAAGGGTAAGACGAAACTTAGCTTTGAAGAATGGTGCGATGAAGTCGAAACTATTGAAGCGAGTGAAGAAAGCCCAAAATAGTTGGGTTGGGTGACTCATCCCAACACTGGTATCTGGCTTATCTATCCTGTGAGACTGGCATTGCTCCGTCAGTCTTAATGGAAGAATCCGAGCGTATGCTTTTTACTATGGGAATGTATCTGCGCTGGCGAAACAGTCAGGGGTCGTAATGGCAACATCTAGAGTCACTGGGGTTGCCGATACCGTCAGAGTTCTCAACAAGCTAGATAAAGAGATTGTCAAAGAAGCCCGTAAAGATTTAAGAACCGGCGCACAGCCTGTTGCTAATGCCATTAAATCCAACATTCCTAGTGAAGCACCTTTGCGTGGCATGATTCACAATGGGCGAACCAGATGGCAACCGTCAGGAATTTCTGCAAAGGTTAAAACCAACTTTTCTAAAAAAGCACAACGCAATGAAACTTCCTTAGTTTCGATTGTTGTAGGTGCTAAAGGAAAGAACTCAAGTGGAGCTGCTTCATTTCAAATCGCAGACATGGCAGGTCGCAAAGCTAACGGTAAAACACGATCTGGCAAAGCCATGATCAACAAATTAAACTCGATTGCTCAGGCTTCTCGTTATGTCTACCCTGCTGCTGAACGGGAAATTCCTTACATCATAAATCAAGTTGAAGGTACAATTAAAGGATTAAGCACCTCACTAAATAATGAATTGAAAAGGGTCAGGTAAATCATGGCAATTATTGTTCCGATTACCACGACATTTGATCCCAAAGGTTTAGACAAAGCAATAGCAGCAGTCAAGGCTGCTGATGGTGGATTTAACAAATTAAGCACAAGTGCAAACATTCTTTCAGCTAGTCTGGTAAACACTGGGCGATCCATAACAAAAAACGTGACCGTTCCGCTTGTCGCTTTGACCGTTGTTATAAATAAAACAATTACAGACGCATCTAATTTACAAGAAGCACAAGCTAAAGTAACCGCAGTATTTGGAGATCAAGCAAAAGGAATCTTAGCTTGGAGTAAAACCACTTCGGCTGCTATCGGTATCTCAAGCAGATCAGCTCTAGATGCTGTTGGAACATACGGCAACTTGTTCCAAGCCTTTGGTATAACCAGAGTTGAATCAGCAAAAATGTCAAAGACATTAGTAGAACTGGCTGCTGACATAGCTTCTTTCAGCAACGTACCGATTCAAGAAGTAATAGATGCTCTGCGTTCTGGTTTGTCTGGTGAAACAGAACCCTTGAAACGTCACGGTGTTGCTTTGACTGAAGACCGACTAAAACAAGAAGCCAGAAATCTTGCTATCTATGATGGTGTCGGCGCACTAAATGCTGCTCAGAAAGCAGAAGCTGCCTATGCCTTGATTTTGCGTGACACGGTACTTGCTCAAGGTGACGTTGCTAGAACTGCTGGTGGTCTTGCTAATCAAAAGAAATTTTTAGCAGCGCAGGTTGAGGACTTGTCAGGTACGTTTGGTGCGGTTCTTTTGCCAGTCATGGTGAACGTAGTTGGCGTTATTCGTAATCAGGTTCTACCTAACCTGCAAAAGTTTATCGAAGCCTTTAAGACTCTTTCGCCTAACGCAATTGTTACTGGTATTCAAATTGGTTTCTTTGCTGCTGCACTTGGCCCGGCAATGATTGCTGTTGGCTACATGATCAAGCTGGTACAAGGTCTTGCTACTGCATTCCAGTTCTTGATCAAGCGTGTGGTTCTTATCCCTACGGTGATTCTTTTAATTGTGGCTGCATTTGTTAAAGGCACTGATGCCACAATGTCTTGGGGTGAAGCGGTATTTAAGACGATACGCGGTGTGATTATTGCTTTTGTTCAAGTGGGTAACGCAGCATCAGCTGCAATTAACGTAGTAATCAAGGGATACAACGCTTTCCAAAAGGTCTTAAAAAGTGACGATGTAATTACAGAAGTTGGAAATTTAGATTTCTTAATCAAAGGCATAGATGGTGCAGGGGTTGCTTTTGGAAAGTTCAGCAATACCCTAAAGCAAGAACAAACTAATCTTTCTGCTATTGCTGCGGAAGCCAATAGTCTTGCAGCATCTATTGACACTCCCGCTGGCGGTGGCGGTGGCGGTAGCAAGTCTGTTGGTGGCGCAAGCAAAGCTGCTACTGAAAAGATTGCTAAGTTTACAGAAGCCCTATCTAATGCCAATCAGGTTCTAACTGATTCAAAACAAAAGTTTCGTGACTACGCCAGTTCAGTAACCAGTTCGATTACAGGTGTCATAAATTTCAGTTCAGCTGCCACTTCTGAAACAGGCTCATTCTTAGAGAACTTGATTGCGCAAGCTACCAAGGCTCAGGACTTTGGAACTAAGGTCAGAACGCTTTTGTCTATGGGCTTATCTGAAACTGCTATTGGTCAGGTACTTGCAGCAGGCGCAGAAGCAGGCACAAAGATTGCCGATGAGATCATTGCTGGTGGCGCAACTGTCGTAGATCAAGTTAATACTTTGATCACAGCAACACAGACGGTAGCAGAAGAACTTGGTATGTCTGCTGCGACTCAGTTCTATCAAGCAGGTGTTACAGCAGGTCAAGCCCTTGTAGATGGCGTTAGGTCTGCTATTGCTGCTGCTGGATTTAGCATTGGTGCTGACGGCAACATAGTAAGTCCCGCAACAGAATCAGCTGCTTCGGAAGTTTCAGCAGTTGCATCAAAGAGTAAAGCCAAGCCTAAAGCTAGCGGAAGTAAGAAAACCGCGCCTGCTGTAAGTCAGGGACTGCTTAACAAGTTGGCAAGAATCCCTGCAATGGCAGCTGGTGGAATCGTTACTGGGCCAACCCTTGCTCTGATCGGTGAAGCCGGGCCAGAAGCAGTAGTGCCTTTGTCAGGTCGCAATGCAGGCATGGGAACAAGCATCACAATAAACGTAAATGCCGGGATTGGTACAGACGGCGCGCAGGTTGGGCGTGAGATCGTAGATGCCATTAAGCGTTTTGAGCGTGCAAGTGGCCCAGTCTTTGCGAGTGCATAGTGGTTCCAGATACCAAAGTATTTGTTGAATTCAACATTGACTTAGTTGATGTTGAATTCTTTACATTAGACGATGAAACTAAAGGTTTACTGGATGGAACTTATCCACTAGGTGGCGATGTTCTAGTTGATGTTACTCAGTATGTAAGCAGCGTTTCAATCAATCGCGGTAAGTCGCGTGAACTGGATCGTTACACATCTGGTCAGGCAAGCGTTACTTTCCACAATGACAATCGTTACTTTGATCCGTTCTTTACAGAGAGTCCATACTTCCAACAGTTCGTTCCTAAACGTCAAGTCGTGATTGAAGCAAACGGAGTCCGTCAATTTACTGGTGAGATTGATGACATTGATTTAACTTACAATTTAGGAAACAAATCCTTTGCAACAATTACTTGCTCAGATGCTTTTGCTTTAATTTCTAACACAGAACTAACAGAGTTCACAACAACTTCCCAATTCTCTGGGCAACGTATCGAAGCAATCCTAAGCAGACCAGAAGTTAATTGGCCTATCGCTGAACGTGACATTGATACGGGGCAGCAACTGCTTCAAGCTGACACAGTGCCAGATACCACGAACACACTAGGTTATCTACAAACAGTTGAGCAATCAGAACCCGGCTCTTTGTTTATTTCTAAAGACGGATTAGTTACGTTCAAAGACCGCGTAAACTTGCCACCACTTATTGAAACTATTGCCTTTGCTGATGACGGCACTGTTAATGGAGTTTCTTACAACAACATTGAAGTTTCCTACGGTTCAGAAAATCTATACAACAGAGTCACCATCACACGAGCAAACGGTACTGCTCAAACTGCCGACTCAGTTGCATCACAAGATTTATTTGGCATCCAAGCATTAAGCCTTGATGGGCTACTAATGATTGATGATGAAGCAGCTTTAAGCATTGCAGGATTCTTAGTTGATAAATACGAACTGCCAGAACTGCGGT